CTTCGCCTGCGGTTTCTTTCTGCTCGACAAGCGGGCGTCCCACAGTCTCTGGAAACTTTTTCGCCATCGTCTTTTCAAACTCAAGCTGTGTCGGAGACTGCGTCACCTGTCCGCGTGTGAGCGGCACAGGTTCGCGCAATCCAGCAGCGGTCGTCTGACGGATCATAGCTTCCGGCGTTTCAGCGGCAGACAGTCCCTTGATGGCTGACACATCGGCGGCAACCGCCGCAGGGGCGCCGCGCACAGGCGCACCGCGCATGGCGTTCCGCGTAACTGCAACCGCACCTTGAACCGGGATTTTTGGTGCTTGCGCTTCGCTCATCAAGTACAAGTCGGTCAACAGCCGACGCCGCGCGGTGTCGGGCGCATACGGGATTGCGCCACCCAGCGTCACCATTTCATCAGGCAGCGTTTCTACAGCCTTGCCGGCGAGCCCCGCAACAGCCTGACCGATACCGCCGATAACACCCTTGCCCGCGCCGATAAACTTGTTGACGACGCCAGGCTGTTCAAACTCAGCCAAACCTTGAGCCGCAAGCGCCTGCCAAGGTTCCATTGCTCTTGCGGTAAGATTGACATCGCGCGGCGCGGTAGCTTTGCCTTGTGCTTGGGGAATGAACTTAGGCGCACCGGATACGGTAGGGACGGCCGCCTGCATCCCTTCGCCGCCGATCTGCGATTTCAAGACGCCTACAAGCTGTTCCATCGTAGCCCCTTCCGGGCCACGAAGTCTGTAAACTTTGCCGTCTGAACCTTTTAATTTGTATATCGGCATCGTTAATCCTCGGGTTCCTCGCCAAGAAATTCAATTCCATCTACCGTCGCGCCGGGCGCCAGAGGAACGGTAGCCGCAGGTGCCCCGACACCCTGTTCTGCAAGAATGCGGTCTATTTCTATGTTAGCTTTTTCACCCGCAGCCGCTCGCATAGTTGAAATTCGCGCGCGCCGACGGTTACGTTTATCCGTTAATAGCTTTGGATTATTTTCATCGCCAGCTAGCGCGAAATATTTCTTATACTCAGCAGGGAACTCAGACACTTTAATCTCTGCGCCGCTTTCCGCACGCAAAGCAGCGGTGACAAACGTAATTTGCGCCGCCGCCAACCGCTGTTCTTCTGGCGTTAAACCTGGCGAATATTGATTTAAAAGACTATCGACATTGGCGGCAATATTTTCTGCGGACGACCCGATGGGTATGGAACGGATTACGCCAAGAACAGCATTTGATACGTTATCGGCGGTGATGACACCTTGTGTTTCCAATTCGGTTACTACTCTATCCGCCATCTCCATGTTAACGGCGTATTGCATAGCCTTTCCTTGGTATTCAGAAATGCCTTTTTCCGCACCTTCTTTAGGCTTCGGCCTAAACGCCGGTGCCTGCGCGGTGCCGGGGGCGGCTTCTGCCGCCGGAGCGCCGGGCGCAGGTTGCCGTGGTGTAACGACATCGGGTGCCGGGATCGGCGCCGGGCCGGGGACGGTGCCGGGGGCAGCGCCGCCCGTAACATCAGCAGGAATAACTTGACGGCTGCGCGGGTTCGTCCAGAAGAAGCCGCCTTCGGCTTCTTGCAGTTTCCATTCGCCTTCGCCGCGAGCGTCGAGCGCCTGCTTCTGACGCCTAAGCGCAAGGTCTTGACGCGACACGTCAAGCTGCCCCTGTTGGACACCAAGTGTCTGCCCGCGCTGAATAGCGGACAAGGCTTCCTGCCCCATGGGGCTGGACGACAGAGAACCAATCAACGCCGCCTGAACTTCCTGCGGAGACTTGCCCGTAAGCGCGTCAATGTACTGCTGCAACTGCGGACGCATTTCAGGCGGCACAAGATTGCCCGCGCCTGCAATGTCGCCAGTTTGAATGCCGTAAGTGTACGCAGGGAGCAGAGCTTTAAATGCAGCGTCTTCCTGTTCTTTCTGCGCCGCAGCGGCGTCTGCGCCCCGCTGCCGTTCGATCTGGTAAATGTTTTCCATGCCCTGTGTCTGGGTCTGCATCATGGCGTTCACGTCCGGCATTTGCACCGCTTGCGGAACCATGACGTTGCCGATAATGCTTGGATCAATTGGCATGGATCACCTATTAAAGAACGGGTTGTGAATAGCCAGCGGGCGGAGCGTAGCCTAATCCGGAGGCAGCGTAACCTAATCCAGGCGTAATGGACCGGAGATAATTCTGGTACGGCTGCGCGGCCACGTAGTCGCCATACGCACCCGCGCCTTGCGAGAAGGCGTTACCAATGCTGCCCGCCGTGGCTGCCGCAATATTGCCCTGCGCCACCGCGCGGTTAGCGCCGATGTTGCCGAGTGCCTGCGTCAGTTCGCTAATGCTGTTGGCCGTCGTGCCGACGTTTGCAGCCTGCCCCGACGCAGCGGCCTGTCCCAGCCCAATCTGGTACTCCAAGGGAGACAGCTTGGCTTGGCGCTCAGTCAGGTATCGCTGAAAGGCGTTCTGGTATTCATCGCTAGCAAGGTTCTGGCCGTACTGCTGGATGCCCTTGAGCGTGCCGCCCGACTGAAGCAAACCGCGTGCCGATGCCGACCGTTCCAGCGCCTTCATACCTTCCGCCATGCGGAAGTTGTACCCCGGATCAGCCTGGAACTGCGGCATGCCAAACGGCGTATACTCAGCCGCCTTGGGGTATTGCGCCAGCGCATTGACACCAACCTGCCGGAAAGGTTCCTGAAGACCAATCTGACGCTCCAACGCGGCTGTCTGCTGCGCGGCGGCCGCCTTGGTGGCCTTCTTTTGCTTTTTGGCGGCTTTGTCCGCAGCCTCGGAGGCTTTATTGGCCCCATAAATACCTGCTGCCGCGCTACCAACAGCAGTAATTGCAGCGGCAGCAATCATAACTGGTATGGGCATCAGGGAAATTCCTTCAAGTAAGCGTCAAGTTGTTCGCCGTACAAGTGCATGACCTTCACGGCGTCTTTCATAGCAGTTGCGTGCCCCTTCGTCAAAAGGACAACTAATAGCACCAGGTCATAATACCCGGCCCGCCAGATGAAAGACCGGGCGTCCGCCTGCCCTGTCCGCTCGGCGTCGTCCGACGCCTTCCATTTCATCACCAGCAACGCCAGCCCGGCCTGCAAAGCCTGAAAATTGGCGAGGTAGAACGGATTGGCTGGCATGCTAATCAACGAGGACCAAATGACCGCGTCGAGGTCCGACCGGGTCACCGGGTCACCGTCCGCCACGTCGTCCAGCATCTGGATCATGCGCCAGATGTCCATAAGCCAAGACGCCGCCTCGGGTGGCAGGTCTAGGTTCTCAAAATGGACAATCAGGGATTGCGCTGCTTCGTCCACTTACGTCACCACGCGCCCCGATACGCGGATGTTGATGGCCGACGCGGTCCCGGCCAGCGTCGAGATGAAGCCGCCGGGGTTCAGGACGTGGCCGACCAGTTCGGGGAAGGTGTACGTCTCGCTCGCCTGCAACGTCTTGGTCTTGACGATCAAATCGTCGTTACTGGCAGTTCCGCCGGTCGTTACCAGGTTCACGCTGATCGTTGCGGGCGCCGCGCCGTAGTTGGTGGCGGTGAACTTGTCGATGATCGCCGTGACGCCCGTCGCGGTGTACATCGTCGTTTGCGAGTTATTGATGGTCTGCGCGGGAACGAGGACGGTTACTGTTACGGTCATGGTGAACCTCTATACGCTGATGTTGTCGGTGACGGTGAGGATGATGGACGGGGTGGCAGGATGCACCGCCGTGGCGGCAAAACTGGTGATCTGGGTGGTAATGTCATCCGTTTCCCACATGAGTTCAAAGTAATCGCTTGCGTTCATGTCGAGCAGATAGTTCCATGCTGCGACGGTTTCGGAAGTGATACTTTGGACCTGTAGTTGCCCCGTTGAATACGGCACGTCTACGCCGTTCTTGCGCAACCAAATCCAGACATTCCCTAGACCAATAATCGTCTTGTCCAACTGCGCCGAGAACTGGATGTTGTAAACGCTGCGCGTATCAACATAGACGCGCGACGTGGGCGTCCCAATGGTAACGCCTGTGCTGAGGTCAGTCGTGTTGAACGTCATGCCGTAAGCCGTATTGATGACGGCGGCGGTCTGTGTCGTGGTGTCGTAGAACGAACCGTAACGCTTGCGCGGCAGTTGCGGTGTATTGGTCGGCACCAGTTCCAACGCCTGGATGCTGTTCTGCAAGCGGGTCGGATCGAACGCCGCCTGTTGCGATACGTCCAGTGCCTGCAACGCCGTGAGGACAGGCCCGAGATCAGACGGCAGGGCGCCGGACGACAACTGCGCCGCCGATACGACGGCGTTGGTGTCAACGTCCTGCGGGGGCGGTCCTTTTTGGATTTCTTCCAGAGATACCGTGCTGCCGCCCGTTTGGTTGAACAGGCTCAGAAAGAACAGATACCACTCGCGCGAGATCAGCCCTGTCTTGGGGTCTGACAGGGGCACACGCGGCGGGGTGATGTTGGTGATGTTAGGCATTGGTGCTGCTGATCTGCAACTCAGCGCCCATGATGGCGATCTTGACCGGGTCGGTGCCGCTTATCTCGTAGACGCGGTCGCGCAGCTTCATGGTCATGCCCAGCCGCCGCCAGATGGTGCGGAAACCGTATTGGCCGATGGCGCCCATCTTGCGCCAGTACTCGTTCGACCAGGTGTGGCCGCCGTCGTCCGACCAGCGCAGCATGACCTCCGGGTCGCTGCCCTGCCCGGTGACCAAGCCGACGCCGGTCTGGCAGTCCAACTGGAGCGCGTGCTGGGCCGTGCGCATAAGGTTGTTCTGGCCTTGGGGGATCGCCCGCCACGACCGCAGCCAGCGCTGCACCGCGCCGTTGTCGGAATAGACGTCCAGATCGTAGGCGTAGACGTTACCGTTTTCGTAGTCGCCCACCAGCACGTCGTCTTGGTAAGAAATTTGCGACGCCGGGCGCTGTCGCGTCCAATCGCCGTTGCTCCAGCCAGCGCGCTCATGCCAAGCGCCCGTGGTGGCGTCGTAGGCCCACGTCTTGCCGGCGGTCGGGAACACCAGCACGTAGAACGAGTGGCCGTCCTGCTGGTAGGTGTAGCCGATGGCGTCAGTTATTGAGCCATACGTCTGAATTTGCCACTCGACGGCGTGCGTCGAGATGCGCTGGCCTTGGTAACCGTTGGCCTGATAGATTATGCCCCGGCCACGGTCGTCCTTGCCCAGCCAGTAAATCTGGTTGTTCATCTTGGCGACGCTGTAGCGGGCAGCGCAGCCCAGTTCGTTGAATGCGCCCTGGATGCGGACCAGTGGGAAGTCCGACAGTCCGGCGTTATACCAGACTTCCGTGGAGTTCTCGCCAAACAGCCAGACCTCGCGGTGATCCACGATCATGCTGACGACGTTGTCGGGGTCGCCTTCGGCGCTGACAAAGTCCAGCGGATCGACGCTGGTGCCGTCGAGGAGGGCCGTTACCCAAATGCGCTGACTGTTGGGTTCGATGAACACGAAATAACCGTCTAGATAGTCCACGACCGACGCACCGGGGAAATCAGGGTCCGTGATCTGCGCGAAGACGCCCGTGTTGGTGTTGTAGATGTAGCCTGTCGGATCGGCCGCGATCATGATCTGCGTGCCGTTGTCGGCCATGCTGACAGGCCCGGTGCCGGCCACTGTGCCCTTGGCGGTTGCCACCCAAGAGGATGTGATCTGGTAGAAGGT